GGAGCGGGAGCTGGAGCTGGAGCGGGAGCGGGAGCTGGAGCAGGAGCTGGAGCAGGAGCAGGAGCTGTAGCGGGAGTTGGAGCTGGAGCGGGAGCGGGAGCAGGAGCTGGAGCTGGAGCAGGAGCTGCAGCTGTAGCTGCAGGAAATAAATAGAAAGAGAATAGTATGATAATCAAATGCAAAAACCGAAATGAGTGGCTTGAAGAGCGCTCTAAACTAGATGTAAATGCATCTAATGCCGCTGCCATACTTGGTTGGGACCCACGCCGCACAGCACTTGATGCATATGTGCAAAAGAAAATTGGGGATACTCTTGACGACAATGATGCGCTAATGTTGGGTCGCGTTATGGAACCAGGTATTGCCGAAGCTTATGCAAAAAAAACCGGTAGAAATGTTTTTGACCCTGGTAATTACACTATTTGGATACATGATGATCTACCATGGATTGGAGCAACGCTGGATCGGCTAACGTGGAAAACGACAGAGGAGGAAACCTCGCCGGATATAACTGGTGACGGATTTACTGCGTGCTATGGTTCGCCTCTCCAGCTTAAACACGCCGGTTGGATGAAGAGAAAAGAGTGGCTTGGAGAACCACCGTTGTGGTTACAAATACAGCTGCAAATAGAAATTGCCTGCTCACATACATCATGGGGTGCTTATTGTGCTGTTGTTGGAGGTATTGACATTCACTATGGTGATTTAGATGTCAATGAAAATTTTTTTGAATCGAGTGTAAAAGTTTTTGAAGAATTTAGATGGAGGTTGAAAAAGAATACTCCACCTATGGTTGAAACACCTAAAAATTTGTCATCTGTTAAATTGCTATATCCAAATGATAATGGCGAAACAATGCAACTTGGAGATGATGACCAACAGTTGGCAGACCGACTCATGATATTGAAATCTGCCATCAAAGAAAGCGAAGATGAAAAAGATGAAATTGAAGCAAAACTTAAATTGAAAATAGGTGAGTCGACATTTGGAGAACTACCAAATGGCAAAATTATCTCACTTAAAACAATCAAGAGAAAAGGCTACACCAAAAAGGTAGAAGCCGGAACATACAGAAAGTTGAGTATTTCAAATGGTTAATGAATTTCCAGAAGTAAAGATTACCACCAACTATAGTTATAATGGTGAAATATTTACTACAAAAAAAGCTGCTGATACAGCAAGGGCTGAACATATCATCAACAGTCTGTTACATTGCACATGTTGCTATACTTATAGGGCGTCTGATTATATACGACGGTTTTTAAAAGAAGAAGTGAAACTAATTTTAGAAGATGACTGAGTTAAAAACAGTTTGAGCGAATCGAGTTTAAAAAACTCTAAAGAAAGTTGAGGAACAAATGAACGAAAAATCTGAAATTGTAAAAACAAATGGTAACACACTAGATGTGTTTGGAACAGGATTCGAACAGGCACAGCGTATCTGCAAAGCACTAGCTGCATCTTGCGTTGTTCCACCAATGTATCAGGGGTCAATACCCAATTGTCTTATCGCTCTCGATGTCGCCAATAGAATTGGGATTGGTGTTCTTGCCGTTATGCAAAAAATGTATATTGTACACGGCAAGCCGGGATTTGAAGCAACTTTTGTAGCGTCAGCAGTAAACGCATGTGGTCGGTATACCCCGTTAAGAGCAAAGTGTAATGATCTAGCTGGGGATGATTATGGATTTTATGCCGTTGCAACTGAGAAATCCACGGGTGAATTATTGATAGGTACTACGATTGATTGGAAAATGGTAAAAAAAGAAGGATGGAACAAGAAAGATGGTTCTAAGTGGCTAACCATGCCAGAACAGATGTTTAAATATCGCGCCATGTCGTTTTGGCAGCGAGAATATGACCCTGGTTTAACATCTGGAGTTGGTACCACTGACGAGTATGAAGATACAATAGAATCCGATCCAGCTGAAGTTTTGCCTCAAACTCTCGATACCGTAATTGCCTCAAATGAAAAAAAGACATCCATCTCGCCGCCTCCAAATAAGGCACAACAAGATATCGCCGAAGCAAAAAAAAAGGATGAAAATACAGATTTAAGAAAAGAGGTCGCTGAGATGGCGAATGAACTTTGGGGTGATAAAGGTATGATAAAACTATCCGAGCTATTTCGACAGGATGGAACATCTTGGTCAACCGCTAATTTCGAGAATCTCAATAAAATGCACTCTGAACTTGGTGATCGACTGGTTGTTAAGGCTGATGAGCTGTCAGAAAAAGAAGAGTAAAAACATGAGAAACATAACTAACATAACTATGAATAACCCAGGTGAATTTAAATTAATTGACAAAAATGAAATAATTATTTTGCCACCTTATCAACGGTCTCAAAAATCCGCGAAAAAAAGAATAACCATAAAAAAAATAAAAAGAGAATTTTGTTGGTCAAAATTTGGAGCTGTTTCTGTATCTTTTAGAAATGGCAAATATTATTGTATGGATGGAGCAGGGAGAGTGACAGTGGCAATGGATTTACCTTCCATAACCCTTATTCCGTGTATGGTTTTTTATGGGTTATCCATTGATGATGAAGCAGCATCTTTTATTGATGTTGGAATGAATACAATTGCACTATCATGGTGTGATAGATACAAAGCCGGTATAGTTGCAAAAGATAGTATTTTTTTGGAATTACAAACGCTTGCTGGAGTTGCAGAGAGAGAAATAATAGGTAGTTCAAACAAAAACACAATTGCATGTATAAGTGAACTTCACAAACGATTATCTGATCCTTCTTTAAGAGATCAACTTTTTGATCTTTGGGATTTCTTTATACAACTCTTTGAAGGATCCTCTTTTGACACAATTGTAATTCGCGGCATCTGTTATTTAGATAGTCATATAGGTGGATTAACAGAATTCAACAAACTACGAATTATTGACATTGGAAGTGAACAACTTCTTCGTAATATACGAAAAAAGGTTGCTATCGTTGGTGGAGGAAGTATTCCCATTTATGCATCAGCTATTGCTGAATCCCATAACATGAGACTTACATACAGAAAAATTGATCAAAGTTTACTATTGGGTAATAAGTTGACATCATAAGCCTTCCCTGGCATGATTGATTTTGCGATGACGGAAAATAATAAAAACACACCTCAAAAGCAGCCAATAGGGACGATTGGGAGTTGCCTCCCCGCCGTCATCGCAACACCTATTGGTTGCTCTTGGGGTGTGTTTTTCAGAGGCAAGAAATGTCCCTTCGCGTAAAAGATTGGCATCAGTTCCAGCATTATAAAAATCGCAAACCCCCATGGATACGACTGTACTCAACCCTAATTGACGATCCCGAATATCACAATCTAAGTTCTGAAGCTGCAAAAGCGCTTCCTTTGATTTGGCTTGCTGCATCTGAATATTCTATTGATGGAATATTGCCTGATATTAAACGGCTAGCATTTCGCATGCATTATGATAGCGCCGTGCTAGCAAAACTCATAACCGAGCTTAATCATTGGATTATTTGTGAAGATAACACGATGCTAGCAGAGTGCTTGCACCGTGCTATACCAGAGCAGAGCAGAGCAGAGACAGAGAGAGAGACAGAGCAGAGGGAGAGACAGAGTAACACGCATACGCGTAAGACAAAGACAAATATAGAATTTGACATCTTTTGGAAAGCCTATCCAAAAAAAGTTGGAAAGGCACTTGCCCTCAAAGCCTTCCAAAAGGCCCTTAAATCCGGGTTGCCTACAATGGATATCCTGGTAGCCAAAATCGAAAAACTACGAATGTCGGGCCAGTGGAAGCGCGAGAATGGACAATATATTCCAAACCCAGCTACATGGTTAAATCGTGGTGGATGGGATGATGAGCTCCCAGAAGGTCCAGGTAGAAAGTTGCTGCCACAAGAATTGGCACAAAAAGAAACCGAAGAATGGTTAAAAGAACAGGAGATAACCGATGGACAATATGACACTTTCTTTGATTTTGCAAACGATAGCCGAGTCTTACCCGGGGAGGTGGCAACCCACCAAACAAACCAACTCAGTGTGGGCAAAGATGTTAAAAGACGTTAATGGAAAATATGGTGTGGCAGCGGTTGTTCAGTTATGTGGTTCATGTGAATACCCACCCACAATTTCTCAAATCAGGGAAATGGCATTGAATCTATCAGGGGGAAGAGTTACCCCACCTTCACCATGGGAAGCGTGGGAGAATGTAGTCAACGGCAAGGAATTGTCAGGCATTGAAAAAAGGGCGCTCTCCATAATTGGTGGTAATTTTGCTGTGAAGCGTTCCACCAATATTGGGGTTGAAAGATCAAATTTTGTAAAAGCCTATGCCGATTTATTAAATACTGACCGACGTATGAAATTGGCGATACCTGAGGTTAAACAATTGGTAAGTGAAAACACACCTGATATAACACAACCAGGGTGCCAAATAGAAGAAAAAGAAGAAATAAACCGTCCAACTCCAGAGGAACTCAAAGAGCTTTTATCAGGTTTAGTAACTAAGGTGAAACCGTGATAGATAAATTGCCATCGTATGTCGTCGAACAAAACAGAATAGATCTGTATCAAAATACCATGCGTGTAATGGCGCTCATGGTCCAACATCAATCAAGAACTGACATAAGCACCTTTGTTGATGGCATGCGATGGACGGCTGAAACAATCGGAACACAAATCCCGGACATCAACAAAACAAAAATTAAAGCAGCGCTTAAATGGCTAGTGGACAATCTGTTTATCGAAAAACGTGGGGAAGAATGGTTTGTAAAACCAGAGGGTATTGATGCATTTAGAGAAGAGATGACAACAACATCAATTGCAACTGGCTCAATCATACAAGCGTTCCGCGATGAGGCGTTGACCGGTTGTGATGACAGAGGGAAACAATCAAGCTTATCGAAAGTAGCTCTTCCAGAAATTGGACACCACCATGGCAATGCAAACAAACCTGAAAATAAAATGATCAGACATTGTCTGATTATGGATAAAATTCGTAAACTGGCAATAAAATACGGCCAGACAATAGATAAAACAACAAGTGAGATTGTAGAAGGTGTAATACACCAGTGTAACCAATGTGGGCAATACAAACGCCACCACAAAGACAATAGTAAAAATGGGTGGCAAAGCGCCTGTATTGATTGCCGCAAATCACAGAGGTAATACTATGATTGAATCAATGGTTGTTTTGCTGTTTGTTTTTTTTATGATCGACTGGGCTATTTGGAAATGGAAAATGAAATGATAGAACTCAAAACTATAATAGCAATCGTAACTTTTTTGCTTTCTACATGGCTTGCCAATCCTGCCAACAAACATATTGAGTCAATTGCTGTTGATCTTATTCGTTACGGCAAAGAATATAACGTTGATCCGGTATTATTGGCTGTTATGGCATTTCACGAATCTTCATGTAGAACAGACCGCGTTGGAGCGCTTGGGGAGATTGGCATGTTTCAAGTTCACGGACATCATCTCAAAACGTGCAAGGCTGCCGGCATTAATCCCATAGGGGTTGAATGTGGTGCAATGTTGATTGATATGGATAGGCGTTTTTGTGGGAGCATAGAGCATGGGTTATGGCGCTATATGTCAGGCAGTTGTAAGGGGACACCTAGAGCAAAACGAAAAACGAAGCAGCGACTAAATAAGGTCGTTCGCATAAAGGAAAAATTTAAATGAGTAAATTAAATAACACATGAACAACCGTATAAAACAATACATACAGTTAATTAAACAGCTGCATGGGCCAAATTATCCTAACAATTTGGCTGAAAAAAAATCTCTGTTAAATTGGATTTACATCGACGTTTGCAAGAGACAAATGAAATCAGCTGATGTCAAGCGATGTGTTTTGGGATATTTACAACTAAAGGAAATCTAAATTGTCTACAATCTACAATGGATATACTCATAAATTTACTATTTTTAGCACTGAACCAGTTGAGTGCTATTTAAAAGTAGGTTTAGTCGGGGTTGATCACTGGTTTAAATTTCCTCATCTTTCAATCGGAGATATTTGTTATTTAGATTTAACCGTTTCAAAACAAATTGAAGAGTTACGAATTTATGAAGTGTTATTTGAAGTTGCAAACAAGATTTTCGAGTGTGGTGGTAACATTAAAAATGTCTGTAGTGTGATGAAATCGCAACAAATTTTCCCTCGTGGTTCAACAAGCAATAAATCAATTCCAATATGTAGTTCCATCGTGGATTATGTTGCCAAATATTTAGAGGCAAAAACATGAAATTTTCCGTGATTCAAGATGATGGAAAAATAAGATGCTTTGAGACAAAAAAAGAGGCCATTGCATATGCTAAAAAAATGAATGCTAGAACTTATGATATGTTTGGTCAGGTGATTTATGGACAATTGTTTTTTAACATGAGGAGAAAAACCAATGGAATGTAAAATAGAATTTAAATGTTTTGCACACAAAAATGCTTGCAAACATGAAGATGGAGATTGGCCTTGTTCATGGAATAAAGACAGAGGACATTGTACAAACCCAGACGTCCAGCTTGATGCAATTGAAAAAGCATTTAAAAAACTGGTCGTTTTGTTTGGAATAAAGAAAAAATAAAAAATAGTGGAAATGTGTGTCACATAGAAACTGATCAAGAGTGGTCTTTTGAAGAGATCAAATGATTGACCAATACCAATTCGAAGAACGAATTTGCATCTGCCTTGAATCCGGTATGTCACAAGCGGACGCTGAGAGAGTCGCAGCTAAGGAGTTTTTTGCCTCCTGTAATCTTCCAAACGCAGAAGACAAAAAAGATGCCGTTAGAATGGGTTGGTCAAAACTGAAAATGTTTAGAACTATGAACCAGGAAGGATTGAAGAATTGGAATATAGCTGAAGAATCTCACCTAAAAGCGGCGAGTGGTGTCACAAGCGAAATCCATTAATCTGTTTATTTCTTCATCTAAACAGGGCTCTTCTGAGCCGTGCTATTTCTGTATTTCGTCCAGAAATTGACAGATAAACATTGCTCCAAATGGAATCCCCATCAGATGCTAAATAGATACTATCTAAAAATATTGTTGCTGTCCTGTAAATATCGTCGGCCTTAAACCCCTTGATGAAATTTTCGCCATCAGAATACGATTCCGTAGTGTTTGATACAGTGGTATAATATCCTGCAATATTCACCCCATCTAGACGATAAAACATCAAAATATCATTTGTTGAACCTTGACGCTCGCGAGTTCCCATTGCCCAAAAATTCACCCCGTCTGAACAAACATGACCTAGGTTCTCAATGATATCGGGATTGCTTGTTTGAAAATGTGCTGTGTATCCCTGAATGGTAGTGAGTTTTGAAAAGATATTTGATCCATCTCGATATGTGACAACCACGGTTTCACCACAAACCGCTATTCCCCCTATTTCCGAAGCCGAAATGGACACTGGATATGTACTTGGTAGCCATGTCCAACCACAACCAGTTACACCAGGCGATGCTATACTCATAGAACTCACTACTACGTCAGAACCATTGTAAATCAGCATGAAAATATATTGACCATTTGAACATGCTCTATAAATTTGTCCATTAGTAGTCGATGCAACATCACCAGACCCAACCCCATCAATCGTGCCATCACTTGCATCCACAATTGTAATCGCGGCATCAGAACCAGAATCAATATCAACCCATGGACATTGCACAAAAACCTTAGTAGCTGATGCCATTCTGATTTTTGCTTGTTCAACATCAAACGATTGCTCATATACATGCAATTGCACGGCACCAGACCAACCGCTTTTTACTGTCCAACCATCCGTATTATATGCGCAAATCCAGTATTCATCTGGTGTGCCTGATACCTTATACAACACATATACAGATTCTCCATCTCCACATGCTGATAAGATAGTGCCGCTTATGCCCAAATCAGTCAGTTCTACATCTTCGGAGAATGCCATATTGTCAATATCATAAATTGTTAGTCTACTCTGACCTTTGACGGTTAATATCACATTTTTGCTATTTATCTTTGTGTAAACAAAATCATTATTGGTACCACCTAGTGTTGATGCAACTGGATCAATTATATTTGTGTCGTCATACGGAGCATGAGAAGAGGAGTCGAATACACCTAATACATGGGCTGAGGACACCACACCACTACCTTGCCCAAAATTAATTATCTCATTAATTTTATTATCAGATCGGTTGAAAGCCTTATTAAATCGCTTGTATTTAACCCATTCATCTACCCAACCATTTTCTACCCATGCTTCAAATGTTGAGTCAGCCTCGATTGAACCAGTGTCACCAAGTGGGGTTAGTCTATTAACGGCCATTTTTTAAACCTCCGGGTCGGATATGGTTTGTGTTTTGATACTTACATGTATTCCAGCTGGTCGAAACCCACGATTTTCAATATGGTCACGTACCAACAGTGATAAATCACCATAATTGGAAGGTTCAATTTCGCAGGTTCTTACACCCTCATTTAATTTTGACCTGACTTCAAATTGTAGCAAATATGAATACATGATTTCAGGTGTGGCTTTTTCCCTAAATGTTGAGGCCTTTGCTCTGATATAAAGCCGAAAATCAGCATCAGAAATATAGGTTCCTGGATATGCCTTGGATAGGCATCCATCGTCTGCACTCAAATACCCACCCTCTGTCAGATCATCAGTAGCAAGACCATGATGATTATCAATATCATCAGCGGCCTCTTCATCTCGACAGAGGCGAAAAATATCTATTTCCTGAGCTGGGGGACGAATTACTCCAATCCAGCTTGCCATGCCATCCAGCATTGGCCCCTCAGCATCGTCAATGCTGAGATTGGCCAATATCCAATCAACTGCATCATTGGTGTCCTGTAACGGATCGGACAGTATTTCAAGCAGTTTTAAAATTATTGGAGAATGTCGATATTTGGCGAGTATGTTGCCAAACATGTTTTGATATACATTAGACATGGGATATTGTAATATTTGAAGAAATTATAAAGCCGTCTGCATCCCTTACTACATCAAGAGATGCCCGCTGTGTATTGGCCATTACCAAATCAACTACTCCAGTTGGTGATGGTGATAAGCCTATATAAAGCGTGCTTATGATCGCACCTGGAACAGCATAGACACCAGCTGGCATTTTCAAATATAAAACATCATCGCCAAGATTGTTGCCATCAAATGTCCCCAGGGCATCAAACGCCTCTTTTATCTGCAAATCGCCATCTGATGGATATAAATCAGTGGTTTCGATTAAGATATCGATATACACGTCTACATTTGCACCCCTCGTAAATTTCATGGTGCGGTTTTGTTTTAGTGTTGACGAATATACATCAACCGAGGTAGTGCCTTCCAAAATAGGACCAACGCCGATAGTGATCTGCGGGTCCATGGCTGTGGCTATATCAGCATCAGCACCACCAATCACATAGACGTTAACAGCATCCAAATCATAGTCTTCTACAGTGAGCACAGCGGACACACCAGCCACCGCGCCGACTGCTTCTGATATACTGGCAGCATCTCGTTCCCCAGATGTTGCAACCGCCGTGTCATGTCTCAGTTTGAATTCTGCATCTGATTCGATCAATCTGCCAGGAATTGCCGCCGCAGCATTGGTGACCGCTGTTATCCCATCCACTGAATTTACAATTGTATTAATTTCGGCCGCCGCAGCATTGTTTGCGCCATATTTTGTGCATGTTATATCAACGTCGTCAGTTCCTGAGCCTGAAAAAACAAGCTCCTCATCGGTCTCCCAGTAAACGTTAGCCTCGGTTTTTACCGTTGTACCAGCTGGTATGGTTGCAGCCTTCGACGCTGTAAATGTAACTGTTGCCGTACTGAATGCCGCTGATTGTCTGAAGAGACCGATAAGCTCAAGGATATTAGCCAGTGGAACACCGGAATTATTGTTAACTGATATCGCATCATAAATCGCTTGTATTTTTTCGTTTGCCGAGTCAGATTCATGTGCCATTTGACCAAGTAAATGTCCAATAGCTTCTTTTTCATCGGTAGACACCGATGTTCCCTTCCACTCAACTACTAGCTCAACCATTCGGGCGAGAATCTCAGCATTGCGATTCATGCTCATACCGGTTTCATCATATGTACTCAATGGTGTTGTCATAGTTGTACCGTTTCCCCAAATGTCAATTCTCCCCAATCAGAATCAACTTTGAAATTTAATTGTAATTCTCTTCCCACTTGTTCACAGAACCAATACGTTATTTTAGATATTCCAGGAGTCGAAAAAATAACACGCTTGAACTCGAGTTCTGTTTCACTTTTCGATCTAGAAGAATTAAATACAATATCTTCATACTGCAGCCCAGCGGTTGGGTCAGCGTTAGTGTCTATAAGGGGATTTGCTATAGCTTCATTTCTTCCCAGTAATATCCGTTCTTTCATCTGCACCGCAGCGGCCTCACCGTTTTCAGACATTTCAATTTTGCCATCCTCAAGCGAGAGGTCCTCATCACCAGCTGAATTTTTGACTATCTTGAATACTATCGCCATTATGGTACCCTGACATCTGTAATTTTAGCACTATCCATTGATGCCGCAGGTGGCGTACCAGCTGAAACCGTTGGGGCAATTACACCCACCGCTGGCCCAACTCCGATAGTTGCTGTTGTTATATGGATATGTGCGTTGTAAACAGTTACAAGAGCATTTAACTCATTTTTTAGTGTATCAAAGGCTGTTTTCATAGCTGTAAATTGTACAGCCCAATCCGTCCCATCTTGCACAACCGTTTCTGTTGCAGAAGTAATGATGTTGCCATCTGCAGTTACAGTAACATCCCCACCGGTACTTTCTGCTGATATATCACCCTCACAATCGAGGGTAACATTTCCATCTAGATCCACAACAAGAGAGGCTTTTCCATCGTTAACGTTTACCGTTACCGACTCATCATCTAAGACCGATATTTCTGTCAATCCAGTCCGAGTCCTAAGTGATATTCTATCGGTTTTTATCGGCTCGACCATAAGGCCATTGTCGCCATCCTCTTTTAGATTTAAAAGCGATGGTTCGAAAATAGCGTCCCTTAGGGTTTGACATCTGACATCTGTTGGTACAGTACCACCGGCGGCTTTCCAGTCGTCAATATCTCTATCACTTATATGCAAATAACCATATGTTCCAACCGTAGGAGCAACGGTGCACCAAACTTTTCCAGACCCATATTGTCTTACGATAACCTCAGTTAATAACGGCAATTCAACATCGGCAATATTTTCAGAATCCGTCGTGCGAAAAGTGTTTCTCACGGGCTGCAATTTTACCAAATTATTGGTATCGTCATATTCTGTAACTTTAACAATAACATGTGTTCTCAACTCATATTTTTTTGCATCAAAAATCTGAGTTGACATTTCCATCACATCCCTGGCATCCATTTAGTTACCCTCAAATATGTCGGCTTGTATTGATGTTATGATACCATTGTGATTGTCACCTCGATGGTCAATTCTCTGTGTGCGATAATAAGAGCTATCTCCCTCAATGCTCACGATTGTATCAGGTTGTAAATTTGGTAACCCCAGTATTTCTATTGATCTCCCCCTTATATCCGTATCAACTGCGTCAACTTTCACCACAACTTTGTTTTTATCCATGGCATTTTTTTTTGAAAGTTTTTTTACTTTGCCCTTGTTGATAGTGAAATTATTTGCCGCTGCCGCTGCCGCTGCATTGTTAAGACTTTGGGTGTACCATAGATTTCTTACATCTCGCCTAGTGGTTGGCTGTGGTTGCTGTGTCAAAAAACTATCTTTTATTTCAACCACTGTCGAAACAGGTGGCTCAAAAACCGACGATATAAAAAGCACTCCATCAACTATATACGCAAACATACCAGCTATCTTGAGCAGTGTTTGCAAATTCAAAAAAGCTGGTCCAGTAAAAGATGCTGCCGATTGGATGTTCATGTCAGGGATATTTCCCTTTTGAATAGGTAGTCCGATTGCTTCTACCATCGCATCAACAATCAACGAAAATGCTGTGCCACTTTCATAATTCAATTTGATATATTTATCCCGCGAATGGAATCTCTGGCTTTCGCAAATGAGATTTGTAACACTCCCCGGATGCTCTTCTGTCGTATACGTGTTGGCTATTTCTCCAACGAAACATGATGTCAGTTTTAATTCCCCATGCATATTGAAAAACACTTCAATATTCGGGGCGCCGCCAGCCGACAAAACTGAAATGGTATCATCGTTTAGGTTGTAAATTCTTACAACGGCCTGATTAGGCTCTCCATTGAGATCTTTTGTAATCTCAATATCGATATCTAGTCTAACTTCTTCTTCGGCCGAATCCCATACATCATCAAAAATCGTTTCGACTCTGACACGAATTTCTGGATTTATTGCATTTACCATTATCTTATGTTGTCAGCGGATAATATCTCAGACGCCAGCGATCCCCCATGCCTTCGTATGTTGGATCATCGTATGTTCCAGAGGTGTCTTCCACCCATAGCTCTCCCAATATATTTTGATACCCATGAGATCCCAAAATATCCCTCCCCTGCAATAATGCCTGGCCTTCAACCGATACAGAGGAATCATCCATAGAGGTCAGATCTATCATCCATTTTCCCGTGGTGATATTATATCTGATCCATATATCATATTGAATACCATCTAATACTTTGTATCCGGCTTGTGAGGGCACTTTTGGTAAAATATTGAATTCAATATAATTGGGCATCAGAAACTACCTACATATACAGTGGCCGCCTTTTTTGCATCAGCCAAATCAACAGATGTTGCTCCACTTTGTATTCCAAATTTTACCAAACGTACTGTCCCTATCCATCCCTCCCAATCTTCTTCTGCATTATATTTTGGGTCAATCATTTCAATCGCATAAATTGGAGGGAACCCTTGTTCATGAGTTGTAAAAGATATGATTTTTTTCTCGTTGAAATCTGAATATATTTGATCCTTCTTCTCAACCCATGTCTCTGTCAATGATTCCACGTCACCATTAATTGCTGCCCCAACCAAACCCTCTGGACTGTAGTCAGGGTTTGCAAGTACGATATCCATCTCGATTTCATCTGGTGTATCAATAATGCCCTTAGACACAGAATAACCAGCCTGTACAGGCCTCCTTGTGATATCTTTTCTCACAGGCATGCGAAGCTCTCCCAACGCGCTTACAATAACATCACCTATCATGATCTGTTGTACACCGATGGTGCCATCTCTCATCCCGGCAATTGCATCTGCTAAATTTGTTGGTATGGTCATCAGATCTCCGCTGGTGCAATCGAGCCCATTACTCGTATAAAGTCTTCCTGATTTTTACGCCAAACCTTGTCGGCTTCTTTTTTCAAAACAGTCGCTATCTGTTTTGGGTTGGCATCACTCTTTGCAGTAATTGAGATAGAGGTATCTCCAAAATGTACCGATTGAATATTGGGGTTCGATCTAGCTCCCTGTGACAGTTGTTCTCTGGCTTGTGGAGAGTTACGGAAATACTCTGCGGCGTTGCCTTTTTGCATTGCCAGGTTGATCATCCTGTTACCTTCGTCATCAAGGCCTGACAGTAACGGTATAACAAACGGATTTAGAGGTTTTGATTTGCCGCCTTGAAAAGATCCTTTTCTTATTGCTTTTCGCCGAGATTGAACTTTTTCGACTGTGTCGGCAATATTTTTTTCAGAGCTAACCTTGACAAGGTCACCTATTCTACCAGCGGTTTCTCGTAGCTGCTCTTCATTGGATTTCAACCGGCCACCAAGAGCATCCATGCTTTTTATTATGATGTCAGCTCTCTCGGTAGACGCTGTATTCTGTTCATGGGCGAGCTCTATCATTTCCCTGTTCTGTTGATGTACGAGTTCCTGTTGACCTTCCGCTTGTTCTCTCAATCCGTCGATCAAGGCATTCTTGGCATTTTTAAATTCTAAATCGGAACCAGTTCGTTTTGATGCTTCAAATCTTGCTTCTAATGCCGAGGTAGGTAAACTCTGTGATTCCCCAGTCCATGATCTATCCCTACTTTGCCCAGGCAAAAACACAGATCGGTCTTTGTTAATTTCGTATTTGTGCTCAATTTCAATTTTCAGTTTTTGTTTTAAATTGGCAATATCTGCCATTAAATCCGTTTCAGCTGATGTGTTTTGTGTTGGAGCTGCCCCACGACTCATTCCGGCCGCAGATCTATTGGATGACCTGACAGAGCTTAAAATCCGTTCGGAATCCCTAAGTTTTCCCCGAATAGTTTCAACCGTTTCATCGCCTGGTTTTAAATGCCTAAAGTCTTTTCCATGTTTAATTTTAAAATCTTCAATACGTTTTCCAGCATCAATGATAGGGCCAACGATGAGATCATAGAGACCCCAGGCTGCTATAGCCGCAGCAATACCAACGCCAGCTGCCGTAAAAGCCCCGGCCAATCCACCCACGGCCGTTTTTGCAGCTCCAACAGATGCAACCGTTGTAGTTCCAAGTGCCTTTGTAGCGACAGATGCGGCCATGGCCTTTTTAGCCATGTCAGCAAACCAATCAATCATGCGCAATCCACGAAAGGCCAGCATGGCAATTCGCCACTTAACCCATAATTTAACAAGCGTCGTAATGGTGTTGGCAAAACCTTCTGCGCTAGATGTTGCTCCACCCAATAATTCTGATACCACTGATAGCGCTGGGCTAAACCAACTTGAAAGACTCTCCCCTGCCATCTGGATACCGGGGATAACTGTGTCCCTCATGGTTATTCCAAATGATTCCAGAGCTGGAATGACAACGTTTTCCATCCACTGAAAAACCTCTACTGGATCGATGTTTTCTAATCCAGTAAGTATTTTTTGGATGATGCCAGAGCTATTCAAAACCTTATCTAGAGCATTGCTCCAAACTGAGGTGATCGCCTGTACTCGGCCAGCGGTGGTTTTCAGATATTGCTCATTGTTTCTCTTGGCGATTCCCTCAGCTTCCTTGATTTTACCTAGTATCGTGCTGATGGATGAGATACTCTCATCACCACTCTCATTTAAACCAGCCATGGCAGCGGCGGTGGAAACAGCCCGTTGACCAAATAACTCCCTAAGATAATCCATACGCTCAAGGGGTTTAAACCCTTTTAGAACATTTTGAAGTTCACCGAAAATATCTCCAAATGATCTAATATTTCCCTGTTTATCGGCTACTGCAATACCTGATTCAGCAAGCAGTTTTTGGACGCTGCCTTTTGCAAGTTGGGTTAAAATTCTCCTGACATGAACACCACTTTCCTCTTTTAAACCAGCAGCAGCTAGAGAGGTTGCAATTGCCATGATTTCATCATCAGCTACATCGCCAGTCTTAAATAAACCAGCAACTTTTTTTGAATAATCAAAAAGCTGCTCAACCACAATGTTCCCAGAATTTGCAGCTGCGGTCATTTTGTCGCCAAGTTTTGTAGCTTCTTCAATCGCTTTTTCAGTTGTGCTAGTATCTTTTCTAAACATTTGCAGTTGATCAGAAAGGATATCATTTGCCCGAGCTTGATTTAGCACGTTATTTTCAGCATCACGGTTTGCCCGAGCAAATAAGGTGCCAACCTTTGATAATTCTACGATTGTATCAGCATTTGTCTGACCAGCTTTTGCCCAAAATAAAGCTGAATTTGACATCTCAGCTGCGGCTACTTTCACTTCATCGGCAGCTTCCCTGATGGCATCGCGATATTTTTCAGCTCCCCTGGAACCATGCTCAAAGGCCTTTTCACCTGCATGGGCAATTGTCATTGTGGCTGTGGTCAGCTCATCAAAACGAAGATAGCGATCCTTAGCCTCACCAATTTTCATCAGCATACGATGGACGCCAACAAGTGCTATTGTGGCACCTGCGGCATTCCTAACCATCGCACCAAAGCCAGATGACGACCCCTTGCCGATACTCAAAAAAGCTTTTTTGAATTGTTCCCTGGAACGAATGGCAGCCTTGGCCGCTTTTTCAGCGGCCTTGGCCGCTTTCCGGCTCGCAATCTCGTCACGTTTAATGGCCTGCTCAATCGCCTTCGAGGCTTTTACAGATTCCTTTTCTGAGGCTTTTACACTTTTTCTGTATTTGGCGACTGCTGCATTCAGTTTGTCCCGAGCTGTTTTTTCTTCCAAAACTGCTCTTGTGACTTTACCTGATGACGCCCTCTTTCCCATCTGCTCGAGCTTGGATAGCTGGGTCTCTAAAGCGCGGAGGTTTTGGAGCGACTGCGCAACGTCGAACGATATTCTGTAGACCTCCTCTTTTCTTGTCACCATCTGTAGCTCCGTCCTTACTATACTGTTGTCGTTCAATCTCGCGATTCAAAAACATAACCTCTTGATATTTATAAAACTTCGTGACTGGCCATGATTCAACTTCAATAGGGCTCAGTCTAAAATATTTTGCAACTGTAGATATTTCTATTTCGGCAAACCCAACCGCCAGCGTTTCAGGAAACACAAGGTTGGATGCCCCCCTCTCTTTTACCTCTGTAAGGGGTTTTCCTTTGTATCGAGAGGTTCCAACAAAAAAGGGAAGCAATCCTTGTAGTTGGCTGCTATCGATGACACAATCGCTGTATATAATTCACTCGGCCTTCTTCGAAATAGAGAACACATTCCGATATCATCACAGTCTTCACCGTCTATTTTGGCATTTGATAGCAGCATCTGTGTGAGGTCAAATAATGTTTCGGCATCTTTCACTTTTGTTTTAATGAGTTCAATTAGGCCATCTCTTTTTAAACCCTCTTCAAACAAATCTTGATGCCTAATCGCAAACCCTACACCGTCGATAGTATTCATGATCGGTATTTTATATTCATGTTCATCAGTTTTCACTGTGACAAACTCTTTTTTTTCTTCTTCTTCTTTTTGGTTTTCAGAATTACTCATTTGTTCAACTTGTACCTTTTTTTATGGGGTTATAGCAGGAAGCCTTAACCCATGAAACATTGCCATTCGGTCGATTTCTAGTTTGACAGTTACAGGAGGCGCTTCTTTTTCTCTTTTCCATTCCCCTTTGTCTATTACTCGACATCCAACTCCAACAACACTAGCTGTTCCACCGGTGCCGATGTCTGTGATAACGATAGGCATAGCAACACCAAACCCGTCAAATAATTCGAGGTGAGCCAGGGAAAAAGCCCCTTGTGCGAATCTAAACTCCATCTCACCGCCAGTGTTACGGTTACTCAAAAAGCAAGCCCCCCCCCCAAGAGATGGAAATCGCTTTGCTCTTGGGGTGAGGAATCTGCATTTAATAAAATCAAGTCCACCCATTCTCGTAAGGGGCCACCCAACATTCACAACGGAGTCAGTCATGCAATATGGGACTTGATTCACATCGCTGGTTTGGGGGTATACCCCAATTATCTCCGCTATTGTTTTGAGTGGGTTAGCCATGATTTATGCCGCCGTCACAATCGTAAACCCGCCAGTTTTAACTTTCATTACAGGGCAAACAACAGTGAAAGTACTCGTGTTTGTTTCCGCCGACCGAACAACCTCGCTATGTTTTTCAAAAAAACAATAATCTGAACTACAGTTGAGCTCCGGTGTTACTGGATCGGTGTAGGCAAAAGCAATGGCATTCCCGAGATTGGCAAGAATACTCAATGTACTCATACTGGGAGATGAGTCAGACACTTCAAAAACCAACTTGCCAGATGTGGTCCTAATTTTGTTGGCAGTTGTCATTCCGGAATCTACTTTAGTCAGTGTAAACTTTGCATCATCCGGTATCGCACTGACCTTATTTAGGCCATCAACCGTCAAGGCTGCGTCCAAATCTGCTGAGGTAATTACCAGCGAAATACCGCCGGCATCGTTCGGTTGAAAATTATCAGGTGCATCATTCCACATGATTTACCCCCTTATGCCGCTGCCGTGGCGGTAGCCACAACCTGGTTAACTGCATACGCGCTAATAATTGCGGCAACATCAGCAAGCGTAAGCGTATGAGTTGCTTTTTCGATGAGTGCAATATCAGCGGCGGATGGCACATTGATAGTATAGGTGTCCGCGCATTTACGGTTGACCAAAATATCGATATATTTGAAAATTATCGCAGTGATTGACTGTATGTCGGCATCGCTAAATACAACCTCGTTCTGTTCCAAAAATGCGCCAATTTCTTCTGCGCTTCTGAGCTCAGCCCAAGAGTACCCCACTCGATGTTTCATTTCGATGCCGGAAAAAGTCAACCCATGATTGCAATATTTATTTGACATCGGGGCAACGATATAATCGCAATTTATAGCATTCAAGGATGCTATTTCAGTTGGTGTTAACGGAATAATTGTGGTGCCATCTGGGTCAAGCCCGGATTCATAAACGCCCGTAAGGGGATTGTTTGCAAAACTTGCAGACCCCTCCGGCCTGGTTAGCAATTGACCGTTTTCAGTTGCCGAGGGGTAATCCCCAACGTGCTCGGTATAAATGCCTCGAGCGTAGCTATTGCTACCAGCTGACAACAGATATGCAATATTGGTGGTATCGGTTGAATCCTTAGCTAACACATCTCTCACATTTAACAACATGATTTTGCCGTAAGACGCGCAGGCGGTCCCAAGTGCGTTTTGCTGTGCAGTACTCGCACCAATTTCATGGATGATGCGGATTTCGTCGTTTATTGCCAACGCGGCGGCTAATGCATCATCAGGGTCCTCGGCATCAAGCCCTGGGGAAGAAAATGCCTGGCTCGCAATGTTAAGCAATGTAGATCCAGTGATATCGGTACCTGCTCCACCTGTTGGGCCTGTAATTGCTACCGTGGCAGATGAATCCCCACTTGTACTATTGTAAAGCACCATATTGCCAAGAGAGTCGATTTCCACTGTGCAAGCAGCCCAATCGCCGGCAAGAGCCTGTACAGCTGTTTCAATGATCGCAGCTACATCAGCCATTGTACTCACACCTGCCATTGTTCCAGTGGTTACCAAAACCGTTGGAACACCACCAATGGACACGCCAAAATCGCCAGCGGTCACCGCTTGCCAGGTGGCGATTGTGCTTCCAACCTGCTTCATTACAAACGAGGCAGATATCGCGCTTTCCACCCATCTAATCACATATGCCGCAGCAACATTGCCAGAAAACCAAAGTTTTGCGGCCCATGCCGCAGCCGTCGTGGTTGTGTCTAAAATTGTCGCATAGTCACTTCTCGTAATTGTTCTAACACGCTGGTATGCCGGCACTTCTGATGCATTAACAATCAGACCGGGCACTGAAAATCCAGCACTTTGAGCTGGAACAGCTGTTAGAGCAATCGAAAAAGAAACTTTATCTGAGAGTTTCATTTTTTTACTCCAATGTTAACGCGTCGGATATATCAACGCTGTCAACTTTATGATTATAATTTTTGTGTGTGTGAGTGATAACCGTTCGGACCTTCACCACCATCCATTGATGATAATATATCCGCTCATCGTCTTCATCTGTGTCGTCTTCGATTTCTACAAGTTCTCTAAATCCAAAATTGGATCGGCGCTTGATGTTTATAATGGCTTGTTCTTTTTCACAAGCCACGCCACATGCACCCAGCCATCTCATACCAAATTCACTATTATAGAGATCGACTCTAAGGGTAACTAAAAATTGACCATGCGATTCAGACAAAACAGTATATGGGTCCTCCCCTGTTATACCCGATGTCTGATCGCCTCTAATGGTTTTACCCTCAGGCACCATCCTCGTGGCCCTGTAAGTTATATATGGCACTTCTTTTCTTGCTTTTGCATCTGCCCACCGATAATGATGGACTTCACTACATCCAAATGTTGCGCCACATGCAACCAGCCAATTTCTAATTCCGTCCATGTATAAGGCCCTTAAATGAGCGCTTTAAGCGCCCTGTTTTTACACGATCACAAGCCACTGAAATATCATCGGCAATCAAATCAGCAACGATTTGAAGACTGTCGTCACCATCGCCATCTATAAAATTTTCTTGTGCTTTGCTCATTTCAATCCCCCATCCGTTGGATGCAGCTTCCGCACGTTCAATAAATTTTGAAGGTGTTATTTTGTTAGTGCCATCGTTTTGATAACGACACACATCAGCAACCAGGGTATTGCTATTTACCGGATAGCTTCCCTGGCTCTCCACTGTTATCGACAGACTTTGAAGACGCCTTACTCGGTTTATCGTTTTTCTGATTTCCGCTGCCAACATTCTTCTTCACCTTACCAACTTTGGCCTTTTTGTTTACCCTGCCAACCGTAGACGGTTTCAGGAGCACCTTTTTGGCGAGAAACTCTACACTGTCTTCGTCCTTGGGACACTCTTTCAAAAGCTCCATATCTCTGGGCAGATAGTCGTCAAAAGTCAATTTTGAGTGTTTACGAAGAGTAAATAAATCGGCGGCACACACCGGATCATTTTGTGGATCCAGTTGCGTATAGTTGTGTTTACCTGGTCTAGTATACAGGACATTTATTGTCCCATCCCTGTCAGTGTAGGCAACTCGTTGTGACATCGCGCACATTATCAACATTTTACCAATTCCTTTCGAAAATTTGTGGGTGATCTTGTAGTTCACCATCATCATTTATGCCATCGCCATCCAGGTCAACCCAAATAGGTTTTCGGCATAATTTCTCGAAGGCGGCGGAATACGCCCTCTCATATACCGCCAATTCATCAGCGGTATTCTTGTCACCATCTCTTGCCCAAACAACTGCAACCAGCGCCATCAGAGGCGGAATAATCAAGCGCTGGTCTTTGATGCGAGTGATATCAAGGAGACGGTCCTCAAGGTCTGTTCTGAGCTCGTCTTGTGCTATCTCTATGGTTATACTAAAATTGTCCTCCGGGGAGGTCAGAGCTTTGTATGCTCGCTTGTATGCGACTTTAAATAATCGTGTAAATCCAGATGGGTCAAATTGCAGAAAACCCTCTACCTCGAAAAGCTCTGTTACGGCACCACCTGTCCCAGCAGGTGTCCACGTTACAACCAGGGTGGTCCCGATCGGAAAATCATCCTCATCGGAAAAATCAACAGTTGCATCAACAAACAACCTGTAAACTGATGCACCTGCTTCGAAATCACGATCAACAAAATTTTCCAGGGTAGCAGTTAAATTGTCCGAATCCCAACCCTCAACGGTATGGTCTTCATATCCCAAAATCCCCACTATTCGGATAATGTCCCCAGTCTTTAAGTCTTCAGAACCAGCAGACATGACTATAGATGTGGAATATCTCGTTGAATCATATGCAAGGGTTTCCGGTGACTCCAAAAACACTTGCTCAGATGCCAGTAATTCAGTTCCCTCGTCGTTTGAAATCTGTATGGATATAGAGTTTAGATCATCTAGTTTCCAAGTTGTCGGAAACCAAAATCTAAGCGTTTCTGTTGCGCCTGTTATGGTTCTCATAGGTCAAACTCTGTCTTAAACTCAGACCTGCTGACAATGGGGTTTCCATCAATAGTGCCTGAAAACTCCGCATAATATCGCTGCTTTACAGTTGAGTGAGGCGTTGGATATGCACAAGAATATATACCAAGTGATTCCCTGGTAACATTTTCGGTATCTGTTAAAATAACAGCTCGACTATCATCATATATTTTCAGCGTTGGTGTAGTCACATCTGATAACTCATCATCAGTGTCCGTAAATGTAACCCGAAGGACGATGGTTGTCCCGGCTTCCACGGTCGTCATGTCAATATCTCCATTTCCGCTGTCAGTGTTAAAATGCTTAGATTTGCCAATCCACTATAATCAAATATTAGGCCACCTTGCCCCACCTGATCATATGTAATTACACCTGTGACTGGGAAAACTGCATCATTGGCACCAAATGAAACCGTGGCACCTGAGTATGTGTAGGTACCACCCAATAAGGCATCACTTATGTCTGCAACAAACGATACATTAGGCCCAGAATATTCGCACGTGCCGCCCAGGAGATTATCAGAAAACGCTGAGGCCTCAGTAAACGAAACGGTTGCTCCCGAATATTCGTATGTGCCCCCTAACAAAACATCAGTATGCTGATAAGTGAAACTTATTGCTGGTCCTGAATACTCGTAAGCTCCGCCGAGTGGGGAGTCTTGCTTCGCATCGGTAAATGATACCGTTGCACCACTGTACGTGTATGTCCCACCGAGAGGAGAATCAACCTCACCATTTACAAACGATACGTTGGACCCAGAATATTCATATATCCCCCCTAATGGGGAATCTTGTTTATCCTCGGTGAATGATACCGTTGCACCACTGTACGTGTATGTGCCGCCGAGTAAATTATCTTCGTTTGTTGCCGAAGAAGTAAACGAAACGGTCGCACCCGTATATTCGTATGTGCCCCCTAATAGGGTGTCAATCTCACCAATTGTTGCTGATAATGCCGCACCACTATACTCATATGTCCCACCGAGTAGGACACCTGTG